GGTCCAGTACGTGCTCGACTACGAGTCCGGCCGTGAGAAGCCGCCGCCGCGCAAGCGTGTCATCGACTTCTGCAAGGCGCTGCTGGAGGAGATGGCCGAGGACGGCAAGGCTGACGACAAGCCGAAGCGTGGCCGTGGCCGGGGCGCTGCCAAGAAGGAGGAGCCTGCCGTCAGCAATGGCGTCATCACCCTCACTCGCGAGCAGATCCTGACCGCGCTCGACTCCGGCGAGGTCACCATCGAGGTCTGATGGCCACGATCAAGCGGAATGTGCGGAAGCGGGCGCTCTCTTCGGAGGGCGCTCGCGGCCGTTCTGACGACGACAGCGCGCTGACTGACGACGATCTGCGCGAACTGATTCCGACCGGCCTTGAGGGATCGCTGGTCAAGAGCAAGCTCCATGACAAGACGCTTGCTATTGCAGGACTGGGAGCACCGGAGGACTTGGACGGCGATATGCCATTCCTCCCCGACGACATCGCCTCAGTCGATCATGAGATGATGGCCACGCTCCTGGGGGACTTTGCCAATGCGCTCTCGACGGCGCTGTGGCAGGCATCCAAGGCGTACATCGAGGCTGACGCCTATGATGTCATCGCTGAATACCTTGAGGATGTCGCGTTGCTTGACGCCAATGAGAGCAACGAGGGCAAGCGCAAGGCGCAAGCTCGCACCGATGAGCGCGTGGTGGCAGCGCGTTCATTGCAGCGCCAGTCCTACCACAACTACGTGCGCTTCCGCGACCTGGCGAAGACCATCGAGATCCGCTGGCGCACTGTCAGTCGTATTGGCGGATTCGTGGGCGATGAGGTGGAAGCCGAGACGGCGGGGGCGATCAAGAACTCGACTCGCGGCAAGGCTCCTGGCACCGCTCGCGGTTCCGGGCGAGCAGAAATCCGACGAAAGCCACGTAAATAGTCATGAAGCTTCCAAGCGGGTGGGAAGAACGGCCAGCCCCCGAGGGCTACAACGAGATGTGGATCAGCCGCTATGGCACTACTGTGCCGTCGCCACGGTTCTTCTGGCATCGGGACGGCCGGGTGGCACTGCTGGGGCGCGAGCCTGTGCAGGGAGGTGAGTTGCGCTGGCACATCAGCGTGCGCCACGGCGATCCTGGCATTGATGGCCGGGTCTGTACGTGGGAGGAACTTGTCGAGACTGCTCACGCTTTGCGCCCCGGCGTGCCGTTTGTGATTGGCATCCCGCCGTTGTCGTGGTGGATCAACCATCACCCGGACGTGCTGCATATGTTCGAGATCAAGGACGAGGCGTTGGTTGCGTCATGGCGCGCTGAACGCGGAGGAGCAGTGCCATCATGAGTGACGACATCTACAACGATCCGCACTTCACCCGGTACGCCGAGCACTTCCTCAAGGACGTACTGCCGATGTTGGATGACTCTGCCATCTCGCTCAGCATCGCTCCGAGCTATGACGGCCAGACTCATGGCGTGGGCGATGTCAAGTACTGGGTCGAGCTTGGAGCCAGCATCATGCTTGACAAACCGATCATCGCCATGATCGAGCCTGGTGCGAAGGTGCCGGAGCGCCTGCGCCGGGTGGCAGATGCGATCATTGAGGTTGATATGAAGACGGAGGCAGGCCGTGAGCGTGCCACTGAGCAGATCGCCGTGGCAATGGCGAAGCTGGAAGAGGCTGGCGTCCTGGGATGATGACGGCGTACATCATCTTTGTTGCGATCTTGGTCGGAGTCGATCTGGCCATAGTGACAGTAGTGATTCTACAACACTTCGACGTGATTGGACCGGTGCCAGTGCCATGAAGGAATGGATCGCGATTGTCCTGTGGGCGATCACAAAGAGGCGCAGCATTGCTGTCAAGATGATTGGCGAGGCGCGAGTCAAGGAGATCGAAACCTCGGAAGGGATGTTCGGGTGACGTACACACCGGGCCGCTACATCCTGGCTGATACCGATGCCTACGGGATGCGCGACATGCCTGGCCTCACGGCTCAGGTCAGGCTCATGCGTGAGACGTTTGAAGCTGGCATCGAGAAGCCGCCGGGACTCATCATCATTGCTGTCGATGACAGCGAGCGTGAGTCGGCCAAGGAGCGCATTCTCAGTGCGCTGGACGACCAATGACCGAGATCGCGCTTGCTGTCGTCTGTGTTGGCATAGTGCTGTACCACACGTTCTTTGTCTGGCCACCGGATGACCGGCCGATGGCGAAGATCTACTACATGGACGACTACCGTGACCGACATCGGTTACGGTGAGCTACGGAGGGCACGGTCGAGCGTAATCAAGCAGGCCGGTGTGTTGGCACCAGGCCGTGGCAGCATGGACACGATGACGCCGATGGTCAGGCTCGGACTTGAGGTGGTCGAGTTCGACGTTTCTGACACAGTTCGGTTCGCTGGTGAGATAACTGGCAAGAATCTTTTCAGAATCAAGGTGGCGAAGGGCAACTATGCAATCGACCTTTTCACCGCAGCAATCTGTTCCGGCATCACCTATGGAGCAGCCGCCGAGCGACGGCGAGGCTAGGCGATGGGCTGTCATCGCTATTGACTGGGGCGCACCCAACGTCTTGGAGTGGTGGTCTGACGAGGAGGCGGCAAAGAAGTCGGCCGATGGCTTCGATGCGCTAGCCTTGCGCGCGGTGGCGGTGCCAGAGGGGCATCGTTGGATCAGGGAGTAGCCATGGATCTTGACAATATTGTCGGCATATGGCTGATCGGAGGGCCGGACAAGATCAGCGGTCACAAAGGTGCCTATCGCCTCGATGAACTGGGCGGCTGGCCCTTGCCTGAACATCTTGCCGCTCTTGTTGTCATGAACAGGGTGGCGGTGGCGCTGCCTGCCAGGGTTCCCCTCGATTACCAGAGGGATGTGACGATCTATCAGAAGATCGGGGAGTCCAAGCTCCCTGATCTCGTGACCGGCCACCTCATGCGGGGTGCGACCTACGAAGCCTTGAACTGATGCGTGCTTGTGGTATTGACATCGCTTCGGCAGGCTGGTCGTGCGTTGCCCTGGCTGTCAATGGCGTGCCTGTAAAGGCTGTTGTCTGGAAGCCTGGTGACAAGAGAGATAGTGCAGCACTCAGGCTTGATCAGCAATACCGTTGGTTCAAGCGGTACCTGAACATCTTCAAACCTGACGTTATTGCTGTCGAAGAACTGGCAGTGTTCATGAGCAAGCCAACGATCCGTGCATTGGCAAGGCATGAAGGCGTTGCGCTCCTGGCAGCCAAGCAGAGCGGTGCCATCGTTCTTTCGCCGTCTGTCGGCCAGTCGAGAGGTATAGTGCTCGGCAATGGGCGACTCTCCAAAGACGACGCATGGCTAGCTTTCAAGAAGACCTACCCCGATTTCAGGCTGCTCGCCAAGAAGAGTGGAGGGTCCGACCAGATGGATGCACTCACGCATGCGCTGGCGGCTCCTACTGTTCTTGAGCGTAAATGACAACACTACGACGACGGCGAAACCCGCAAGGGCCAAAACCTCTTGTCTGGCGCGGCTACCGCAACTGTGATGTCTGCACGCGATGGCGACCAGTAAGTGACTTCACTGTTTACCAGACGCGCACCGGCTATGAGCAGATCAAGGGGACGTGCGATGCGTGTAAGCGCCGGGTCGAGCGCGAGCGTTATGACCGGCTGACCCCTGAGCAGAAGAGAGCCAAGGGGAGGAAGGCCAACAAGCAGGCGCAGAAGCGACGTGACAAGGCACTTGTCTACATTGAACGTCAGCGCGCCATTCTTGACAAGCAGAACGAGAAGATCGAGCGGCTTGAGAAGCGCGTCGAGGCTGGCCGGTCACGGATCTTGCATCAAGAGAACCATCTCGATGGCCCCTATGTTGACGCAGTGCCATTCCGGATGTGGCTCTTGCGCACACATCGCGAGGGTGGCTACAACGTCCAGCAGCTAGCTGATCGGATCGGCAGAGATCACACGCAGGTACAGCGTTGGCTCAACGGGTTTCAGTGGAACGGGGCCGGTCGTGACCCGGTTCCATTCCGCTCGATACAACTCAAGATTGTTGACGAAGTATCAGTAGCGCTCAACGATCCCGGATTAGTGACAAGACTGTATCCGCTACTCATTGAGGATTGATGTCCGATAGAATGCCCTGCAAATGGCTGGTGAGGAGATCATCAGAGCCGAGGATTCGGGGCTGAACGAGCGCCAGATAAGCGCGCTGGGGCGGCTGCACCGCCTTGGGTCACGTCCGCGCATCGAGAACGAACCCTACGATTCAGACCCGCAGATCCGCGCGCTTCAACTCGTGTATGAGGGCAAGATGGGTGGCAAGGGCCTGGGTCAAGGCCGTCCTCGTACCGGCGTCAGCACTGCCGATCAACGCCAAGCTCGCGCGGCCGAGGTGATTGCGGCTGAGATCCGCGAGCGCTTCACCGGCAGAATGATCAGGGCACTTGACAGAGCCTTGAAGAAGGATGCTGGGACACGTGCGAATCTCGATGCTGTCAAGCTTGCTCTTGATATCGAGAACCGTGAGGCAGCGCTTCAACTCAAGGAGTACGAAGCGGACTTCGATACCAAGACAAAGGAGCAGTTGATTGCCACCCTCTTCGAACTTGTCGCAGAACCGCAGACTGCGGCAGCCATCGAAGGCACGGCGTGGGATATCACCGACGCCGAAACCATCGAAGACGAAGACTCATCCGCTGCTGGAGAAGCTGGGAGTAACGGAGATACCCCCAGTGTTGACAGCAATGGGCATCACTCCCGAGGCGCTGGATCGCTTAGAAGTAAGCGACTTGCGCGACATCGTGAGCAGAGTGTCAACCCTTTCACGCAGGCTGCGCTACGAAGGACCGAGCAATGACGACGAACTTCATGCGTGGGTCAAGGTCAACATCGGTGTTGACATCCCGCGTGAGCCGGTCTGTGAAGACCATGTAGCACCGTTTCAGTTCCTGGCAGATCTGTACTTCGAGCGGGTAGGCTCGGCGCTTGCGCTGGCGAATCGCGGTGGCTCCAAGACTTTCATCGTCGCCTGCCTGCACTTCCTCAATAGTACTTACAAGTCTGGTTGCGAGTCCCTGTCCTTCGGGGCGACGGAGGCACAGGGCAACCGTTGCTATGGCAACATTGAGGACTGGTGCTACGAGCGCGACAAGGAAACTGGCAGGCGTACTGACAAGGTTCTGCCGTTCATCCGCGACAAGCCCAAGAAGTCGAGCACGGTGTGGAAGACCGGCTCCACCGTCGAGGTCGTGGCAGGCTCTGAGAACGCCGTCTCCGGCCCGCACCCGGCCAAGTCGCACGCCGATGAGATCGACCAGATGGAGCGCGGCGTCTGGAACCAGAGCCGTGGTATGGCTGTCACTAATCGTTCCACCGGCCCGCTGCCGCACTGGATGGACTTCGACGGGATGATCCCACCGCAGGACATCGCCACCAGTACGCGCAACTCCACGAAGGGACTGATGCAGGAGCTTCTTGACGAGATCGAGGAAGATGTCAAGGCTGGCAACATCGCTCAGTTCATTCTCTATTCGTGGTGTATTTGGGAGACGATCAAAGAGGTGCCGAATTGCAGGTGTGCTGACCCCCGCCTGCGGAGGAAGCGCCTCAAGGATCTCGGCATGGACGAGACTTCGCTCTGTGACTGCAACAGAGTTGTCAAGGGCCGGTTGCCAAGTGGCAAGCAGCGTACCCTCGAAGTCGTCTGCGGTGGCAAGGCGTTCCGCGCTCGCGGTTGGAAGCCGTACATCGATCTCGTCCAGACGTTCAAGCGCAACACTCCTGGCACATGGATGTTGCAGCATGAGTGTCGGCACGGCCAGGATGAGAACAACTACATCCAAGATTGGGCGCTCGGTCTGTACGGCATCCGCCACTACGAGCCGCACCCGATGTACGGTCCCATATACAGGGGTGTTGACTGGGGATCGACACACCCGGCCTGCGTGCTCTACTTCCAATATCTGACAGCAGAGGTGCCAGCGCTCGGATATGAGTACGAGCCGATCTGGCTCCAGTCTGACATCTATGTGGCCTTCCACGAGATCTACGTCGCCGGAGTCGGCTCTGACACACTAGCCAAGCGTGTCGTCATTGCTGACGAGCAGTTCAAGCGTGAGTACGGTGGCGGCTGGAAAGTCCGGGGCACGTTCTGCGATCCGCAGGGAGCCGGTGACCGGATCATCTTCCAGAACCATGGCATCCCGTCCTCCTGGCCTATCAAGACCCGTAACAAGGTGCGCTTCATCGAGACGGTGCAGAACCTCGTCATTGATGACAGGTTCGCTGTCGATGTTGACTCCTGTCCGATGTTCTGTGAAGAGGTCGAGGGCTGGCAGAAAGACCCGAAGACTGGCAAGGAGCTTGACAAGTTCAACCACGCGATGGCGGCATGGCGCTATGGGATTGCGAATGCCGAGGCCATTGAA